TTACGGCAATGGCACGAAAAAGAAGCAAAATCTATATCATACTACGCAGTTGGCGAATATGGCGGGAAAACATACAGACCACATTACCACCTTATTTTGTTCAACGCTAAGATAGAATACATAGAAAAATCTTGGTCGGATTGTATAGACAAAAGGAACGCAAAATTTCGCAAGCTTGGCGAAATTCATTACGGCACACTTACACCTGCATCAGTCGGATATACCTTAAAATACATAAGCAAAGCCAAACGAATACCATTAAATGAGAATGATGATCGTATTCCAGAATTTGCTCTAATGTCAAAAGGTCTTGGATTATCATACCTTAAGAAAAATATGATTAAGTGGCATTTAGATAAGCCTAATGAACGTATATATATTCCATTACCAGACGGAAAAAAAGCGTCTATGCCACGTTATTATAAAGAAAAAATCTATTCAAAGGAACTTAAAGAACAAGCTGCCTACTATTGGAAACAAAAAGCAGATTTGGAAAAGGAAAAGCAAATTATTCAATACGGAGATGAATACCAGAAAATAAAAGAAGATCAATATTTCAACGGAAACAGAAAACTAAATATTAACCAATCGAAAAGCAAAATTTTATGAAAGTTAAAAATCATTTAAACAGGGACATCTTCCCTAAAAAGTACAAAGAATTTACAATGCCTACAGAAACGGTGCCCGATCAGACTATGTCAATGAGGGAAATACTAGACAGGCACGCTAGAGGTTTACCTGTACCTACAAATATCCCTCTATTTGAACAGGAAGCTGACATCGACCATATAATGCCCGATGTTAGAACATTAGATTTATCAGAAAGACAAGCATTTGCTGAACAAGCAAAGCAAGAACTTAATCAAATTAAAGAAAAACTTAATAAGAAAGCTAAAAAACCTGTTACAGAAGTAACAGGCGAAGCCGTTACTGATGTAACAGAAGGCAAGCGAAGCGCGGCAGATACGCACTAATCACCTTGATATATTAGTGCGGAATGACAGAATAAACGTATATTTGGTAAGTGAATGAGTAAAAAAGGTAGCGCAGCGGACGCAAAAAACGAATGAACTGAAAAAACAAAGTTTATGAAAGTCAAAACACACAAACAAACAAAAAGAGACAATTTGTTAAACAAAATTCCAAGAAACAAAAAGGAATTAAAAGAAGTAAACAAATTACTCTGGAAGCTATTCTTAAAAGATAAGCTATACAAAAATCCATTTAAAAAAAAATTAAAACGTTAAATTATGCCTACACCATTTGCAGCATTTCTACCATTAATTGCTCAAGGGGTATCTTCAGCAGCACAGATATTTACTAATCAGCAAAATAAAAAAACTGCATTACAGATGTATGATATGCAACGTACAGATGCATTAGCAGATTGGAACAGACAAAATCAGTACAACTCTCCTGCAGCACAGATGCAAAGATATAAAGATGCAGGACTATCACCACATCTTATATACGGACAAACGAACACGGCACCACCTGTTAGGAGCTCATCAGTAGACACACATAAAGCACAGGCACCACAAATTGATCCCAATGCAGCAAACGTACCATTTCTTGCTTTACAACTACAGGCACAGGAACAGAACATAAAAAATATGCAAGCACAGGAAAAGTTAATAAGTGCTCAAACAATCAAAGCTCAATCGGAAACAGATTGGAAAAATTACGATTTATCGTATCTTAAAGCTATTGAGCAAAATAGAATGGAACTTATTCAACAACAGGGATTACTCACAGGTGCAAAATACAGAACAGAATTACAAAATACAGAACTTACTGCAGACAAAAGAAAAGTATTGCAGTTAGAATTACCCAAAGTAAGAGCACAAACACAGCAAATATTAGCACAAACTGAATTAACAAACGAGCAAAAAGCACAGGTATCACAATTAATAGACAATTTAAAAGTTACCAAAGAATTAATTGGATATCAGAGAGATTCAGCAAAATTTGAAGCGGAAGCTTTTCAAAAGATTAAAGCTATGGGAGTAGCAGGCTCTACTTTATTTCAGTTATTGAAACTATTAAAATAATTATTCACCCTTAAAAATCACAACTATGCGCAAAAGAATGTCAAGACGTTCCTACGGCAAAAAGCGTGGTAAGAAGCAAAAAACTTACTACGTATCACGTGGCGGTATTCGTCTTTAATATCCTAAAAAAACCGTTCCCCATAAGGGGGCGGAGGGGGTGAAAGTCCCCCAAAAATTAATCATTAAAAACAAAAATAATGAAACAAAATCTGTTTAATTCAATTAAACTGACAAAGCCGAAAAAGAATTCATTTGATTTGTCACACGATGTAAAGCTAACTTCAAAAATGGGGCAACTTACCCCTATAATGGTACAAGAATGTGTACCAGGCGACCAGTTTAAATTATCCTGTGAAAGTCTTATCAGATTTGCACCATTAGTATCACCAGTGATGCACAGAATGGATGTAACAATGCATTATTTCTTTGTTCCTAACCGAATATTATGGGATAATTGGGAAAAGTTTATTACCAATCCCTCATCTGGTATAGCTGCACCTTATATTTTATACTCTGGTGGCGGTTGGACTAACTATGAAAAGTTTATGGACTACATGGGTGTACCACCAAAGCCTACAGCATTAGCTTCAGCACAAATATCAGCTTTACCATTCGCAGCATATCAAGCTATTTACAACGAATACTATAGAGACCAGAATCTTGTCAATGAAGTAAATTATAAGCTTACAGATGGTTCTCAATCTGGTATAGCAGATTTATTGACATTAAGGAACAGAGCATGGGAGCATGATTATTTCACATCATGTTTACCTTTTGCTCAAAAAGGAGCAGCCGTAGATATTCCATTGGGTGACGTAGAACTTATTGATGCACCTTATAATGATATGTTAGTAAGGGATAAAACAGACGGAAGTTTAGCAGTAGCCGGAGATTTAACAACAGATGCAGCCGGAGTGTTGCAGGCAAAATTAACTGCAGGACCGGGCGCAAATGATGACGCAATTTTAGATCCGAACGGGAATTATATCGTAGGTTCTACAACAATTAACGAACTTCGCAGAGCATTCAGATTACAAGAATGGCTAGAAAAGAACGCAAGAGGCGGCACACGTTATATCGAAAATATCCTTTCGCATTTCGGAGTAAAGTCAAGCGATAAGCGGTTACAACGTCCTGAATACATTACAGGGGTAAAATCACCTGTCATCATTTCCGAAGTATTGAACACGACAGGTATAGACGGAGAACTACCACAAGGCAATATGGCAGGACATGGAATTTCTGTAACATCTGGAAACTATGGTAACTACTTCTGTGAGGAACACGGTTATATTATAGGCATAATGTCAGTAATGCCAAAAACTGCTTACCAACAAGGTATACCAAAGCATTATCTTAAAGCAGATCCTCTTGATTATTTTTGGCCTTCATTTGCTCATATTGGTGAGCAAGAAGTAAAGAATAAAGAAATATTTGCATATACTGCAAATGATGAAGAGACATTCGGATATGTTCCACGATATGCTGAATATAAGTACAACCCTTCAAGGATTGCAGGAGATTTTCGCAACACATTAGATTTCTGGCATTTGGGAAGAATATTCACCAATTTACCGACGCTAAGTCAGGAATTTATTGAGTGCACACCTGAAGATGCCGAACGCATATTTGCAGTACAAGACGAAACAGACTACCTATATTGTCACGTGTTCAATAAGGTATCTGCATTACGTCCCATGCCAAAATTTGGAAACCCTCAGTTTTGAGTACAATGTGCATGAACCCTTTTACATTAAAAGAAGAAAACGGGGGACATCAAGTTCCTTGTGGTAAATGTTATAATTGCAAAATGAGAAGAGCAAGCCACTGGTCGATAAGATTAATGAATCATTACGAAGATGTCGGAAACGGCATCTTCGTAACATTAACTTACGATACCCGATATGTTCCTATAACCAAAAAGGGTTTTATGACGTTGGAAAAAAAACACGTACAAAACTTTATGAAACGTTTACGGCAATGGCACGAAAAAGAAGCAAAATCTATATCATACTACGCAGTTGGCGAATATGGCGGGAAAACATACAGACCACATTACCACCTTATTTTGTTCAACGCTAAGATAGAATACATAGAAA